TAAAATAAGTCTGTTTCGTTCTCCACGACTTAAATTATCAAAGTCTAGATCCTGGCCAAGTTGGGTAATAACCACAGTGAGATCATTTTGGAATTCAACGATGTGCGGGAGACCAATTTTATCTAGATAATAAGTAAGTCTTTGATTTAGATAAGCTAAATTTTGATCAATAATTCTCTTGCGAATAAAACTATCCTTATTTGTTAATAGTTTGTTTAAGAACTCTTGATGATCTTTTAGCTTAACTAGATTGTTTACATGTGCAAAGTCAATTTCCTGAACAGCGGTATTTTTTAACTCATCTATTTGTTCGTTATAGGGATTGGTTTCTGCTAGTTTAACTTCTAAATCTCGTTCCAAACCCGATAGAGTGTTTTTATGATTTAGGGCTTGTTCTAATGAATCATACTCTACTTGAGGACAATCTCCTAGATCTCCAAGTTGTTGTAAAGACTCGCCTAGTTCGATTAGGGTATTTGTAATTGATGCTACTCTTTTTAGAGTTTCGGCTTTTTCTTTATGCTTGCTTTCTAAAAGTTTGATCTGTTTGTCGTCGTGGAAGGGATTTCCACAGGTATTACAGGTATGATTTTCCAAACTTTCAATATCACGTTTAAGTTGATCTAGAGTTTTTTCTTCTCTAGCAACATCTAACTCTTCTCTTTTTATTTGAGAATTTAAATCATTAATCGATTTGCGTTTAGTATTGTATGCTTCTAATGCCCTGTGTGCGGCAATTTCTGTTTCAATATCAATTTCCAGCAATTTTTCGATAGCTTTGGCAATGTTTTCAACGCCGCTTTCATTTTGATCCGCCCATAACTTTGCTTTACGTTCTAGCGATTCAATGCTTGTTTGTATACGATCGTTACTTGCTTTGATAGTTTCTAACCTAGTATTTTCAGTTGAGATACTGTCTTTACTTTGTTTAATTTGTTCTTTTAGGGCTTCTGCTTTTTCGCTGAGTAGAGTAATGCCAAGTAACTGCTCAATAATTGCACGTTGATCAGCCGCCTTCATGCTTAAAAAAGGTTCAGTATAGGTGTTCAAGGCTACTAAATGCTTGAACATGTCATGACTCATACCAAAAATATCTTCAATATATTTCTGTGTTTCTCTGCTGTCTCCTTGACTTTCGTCTTGATCAGCAGTTTCATGCTCCTGGCCGTTGACAGTAAACTTTAAGACATTGGGTTTACGTCCTCTTTCAATATGAAATTCTTGACCATCCTTTTCAAAACTACAGGTAACTAACATGCCCTTGTTGTTAATTTTATTAACAAGGTTATCTTTTTTAATGTTAGTTAGAGCTTGACCGTAGATAGCATAGCTTAGTCCGTTGATGATTGTTGTTTTGCCCGTACCGTTGCGAGCTCCAGAGTCATCACCTCCTAGATCTAGATTTTCACCAAGCACTAAGGTTAGCTGTCCACGGTCAAAGTCGATAGCCTGGGTCTGATTGCCCACGCTCATAAAATTCTTGACTGTTAAGTTTTTAATCTTAATCATAAATCCTTATAAATGTCCAACAGCATATTTTTGTCATAGGTATTGACATCGAGTGCATTAATTTGGTTTATTACAATTGTATCAACGCTTTCAAAATTAATGTCAATGGGCGCAGAATTTGCGTCTACTTCTACTTTTTCAGGAATCAACATTAGTTCTCGCAATTTGTATTGGGGAATAAATTGTTCCTTAATAAAATTGGCTTCTTCAAAACTAATTGGCAGATCAATAGTCACACGACAATGCATCTTTTCGCGTAACAGATTATCGGGATTATCAATGATTTGACTTAGCCTATAAGATCTGTATACAGGTTGCCCAGGCCAAGTTCGATACTCGGGCTTACTACCCCATTCAAGCAACATCATACCACGGTCGTCGTCTCCGGCATCTGCATAGTTGTGCGGGAATGCATTACCAATATAAACAATGTTACGTTTATTTTGACGTTTGTGAAAGTGCCCACTAAACACATATTCTTGATTAACAAAATGATCGCCTTGTAATTGTCCGTGATCGGGCATTTGCACCATAGCATTCATCATAAACAAAGGCAATTCAAAGTGACCAAACACATAACGGTTTTGCCACTTAGGTACATTTTTCCATTCTTCACCTACTAACCAGGGACAGATAGTAACACCGTGATCATGTAGTGTTTCGTTGACCAGTACAATATTTGGAAACAGTCGAGCAAATTCTAAACTATGAATTTCTCTTTTGTCTTTATAGTATTCGTCGTGATTACCAAGAATTATAAAAACTTTTTCAAATGAATTATTCAATCTTTCTAAATTTGAGACGGTATAGTTCATTGTGCTTACGTCTGTGGTATTACGATTGTGATGCCAGTCACCTAGAAAGATGCAGGTTTCTGCACCTTCGGCCTGAGCGGTATCACAGAACCACTTTACAAATTCTTCACAATCTCCGTTGTGAGTACGACTGCCGCTTTTGAGACCAAAGTGTATGTCTGTAAAACAGGCAACTTTCTTGAATAGATTCATAATAATATAATTTTAGCTGTAAAACAAATACTTGTCAATCCCAATGGTCGTCGCCTCCGCCACCGCCAACATTGCGTTCGATGGTCATACCATTGTTGCCACCACTATTTTGACGTGTCCAACTTGGATTCATGCCGTTCATTTCTAGTATATCATCTCGAATGTTTTGATTACGTTTTTCGATGTTGATGATACGCACGAAGGAATTTGTAACAGCAGCAGTATAATAAGCAAATGGATTATCGGATTTACTCTCATCAAATTGCAGCCCAATCTGCGTAAGTTGCAGAATAGCCTGTCCTCTCATTTCGTCATTATAAGTATAACCTCTTACGTTACCGCGTGTTGCATAACGTTCGCATAGTTTTAAGAACATGCGAGCAAGGTTGTCAGTCATTCGTCCGTGATCTTTGTTGAACTTGCCTTCGTGTAAATCGCCTTTCCAATGGCTCTTACCTACACAAATTAAATTGTCGTTCTCATCAAATTTCCAATGTTGGAACGGGGGGAAATTTACTTTGTCATGACTGTCTGCACGATTTTTAACAGTCTTTTTTCTACCCGGAGCTAGTGGTATATGATCAAAGGTCATTACCCTGAATACCACATCTTGTTTGCCAACTTTCTTATAATCTACTTCATAGTCCTTTGCAGATACTTTCTTACCCCCTGCAATGACCGCAGCTTCATGTGCTTGTTTTGAAAGTTTTGCAGCCCTATTTCTTTTGGCTTCGGCTATGGTTCGTATATTGATTTTTTCTAAGCTAGAAATTATTAGATCATATTCTGAATACAGTTTGTCTGTAAATGTACAGTATGTATTTTTGCTTAGATGTATTTCTCTTAATAAGTCCTTGTTTGTTAGATATTTTATTTTTGGTGGTTGCGTTACAGTCATCTGTTATTGATTCCTTTTAACAATTATAATAGCATATTTTGTCAAGAATAAATAGCTAAAACGGACAAAATTTATGGCCTTATCACTTAATCCATCTATTGTATCAGCTGCTAATAACATAAGTGCAAAGTTAGCATCGGTGGCAAATCAGACTGGCGGTAATCTAGGATTACCAAATACCAACGTGCAGAAAGCTTCGTTAGATGCTCTAGTCGCTGATAAAAGTGGTGCAATAGGTAGTGCTTTGAATGGTGTGACAGGCAAGTTGAATTCAACTTCTTTTAGTAATTTATCTTCTACTGTGCAATCTAACGTGCAGTCTGGCGCTATAAGTTCATTGGGAGGTCTAGCATCTGCGGGCTTTAATAATTTGAAGTCCGGAGTTGAAGGTATAGCCAAAAGTATACCTGGACTAGCTACCGGACTAATCACAGGCGCATTGCAGAAATCAGCAGCTCAGGGTAATATATTAGCCGGAGTTGCTAACGACTTAATTTCAGCAGCAAGATCAAAAAATCTTCCTAGTTCGGCAGTTTTAGGTCTAGGACAACCAGGAGCTATTGTTGCAGTTTATCCAGCGCCATCTGGCGATTGGAGAATTAGACTACAGTCCCTAGCAGGACAAATTGTTTTTCCTACTACGCCAACTTTTACATTATCAAACAAAGCTAACTACGACAATAAAAATTTAGTACATTCTAATTTTCCACATCCAGTTTATGTCAACTCTGTATCAGACGATATCCAAATTAGCTGTGAGTGGCCTGTTGAAGCACCAGACGAAGCAGCCGAGTGGATTAGAATCACTAGATTAGGCCGCGGACTAACAAAAATGTTTTTTGGAGCAAGTTCAAATTTAGGTTGTCCCCCACCTATCTGTACCTTATATGGATATATGAATACTCTACAAAGGATTCCTGTGGTTGTAAAAGAATTCAAAGTTGATTTTAAAGATGACGTACACTACATTGAGTATAACGGGTCTATGGTTCCAAGATTAAGTTCAATCAGTATAACATTACAACCAGTTTACAGTAAATCAGCACAGAGAAGATTTGATTGGGATGCTTATGCTCAAGGAGCAGGCTCAATACCATTTTAAACTATGGCCACTTATAAAAAAACATCTCCGTATTTTACAACGCCTATGAACAATCTTTATCTTGAGTTATTAAACTTAAGACCTGTTGTTCTTGACAAAGATGATGTAGAATACATTATTGAAAACCAGTATAAGTTTAGACCTGACCTATTGGCTTTTGATCTTTATAACGATCCAAAAGTTTGGTGGGTATTTGTACTTAGAAATCGATCTGTATTAAAAGATCCTATTTTTGATTTCGTTCCAGGAACTAAAATTTTTATTCCCAAAGCTGAAAACGTTAATAATACGTTGGCTACTCAACCAGGTGTGTAAATGGCAGAAAGAAATGTCCTTGAACAATTTGCAACTTTCAACAGTCTTTTTACTTTAAGTTGTGCTACTCCCGGCGAACTTAATTCTCAATCTTATAGATCTGCGAATCCGTTGCCTAGAATTATAATGTCCTCTGCAGGAAGATTTGATGGTCAACGAGTGCAAACTGCCTACGGAGCTCCAGAGTACTATATTGACAATGTATCAATAGATTGTTCAATAGCACCAACACCTACAAAAGGAAACGGCCCGTGGTCAAAACTTAGTTTTGATGTATACGAACCCTACAGTATGGGATTATTTTTACAGTCTTGTCAAGCAGCGGCATTAGAAGCCGGCTACAAAAGTTATTTGGACAACGCAGCCTATGTGTTTAGATTAGAATTCAAAGGCTGGGCAGGACCCAATCAGCCTTTGTCTTTTGGTCCTTATAATTGGTTAGTTAGATTAAAGAAAATTGATTTTACAGTAAACGAAGCTGGCAGTACATACAAAGTTGAATGTTTTCCTTACAACCACATAGCTTTGTCGGATCAAATGAATTTAATAATGAATGATGTTAGATTAGTTGGTAAAACAGCCAATGAGGTTCTAATAGATCATCCAGATTACAGTTTAGTACAGTTTTTAAACAATAGAGAATTACAACTTGTGGCAGATGGTAAGAAAACTTATCCTGACGTGTTTAAAATTGAATTTGCGGGAGATAATCCTTTTGGTAGATCACCAGGCAATGATTTAGAATTTAAACCAGATAGTCAAGGTGGTATGAGTGTACAAAAACGCGAAGGTGATGTTAGAGAAGGAGACAAAGTCATTCGCGGCAAAATGTCTATTAATCCTAAGGAAAAAACTTTACAGTTTAGCCAAGGAATGAGTATTACCAACATGATTGATAGTATTGTATTAAGCACAAGGGAAGCTAGAGAAAATGCTACCGACGAAAGTAAATTAGACGCAGAAGGTAGAGTCACGTGGTGGAAGTTAGACATTGATGTTAAGTTATTAGAACCATTAGATCCTAAAACCAAAGACTTTCCTAAGGAAGTTACATATAGGATACAGGTATTTAAAGTTCACCATAGTGCATATCTTCACCCTGAAGGAGCATCAAGAGGTATTGCTCTGTGTAAGTCAAAAGCACAAAAAGAATACAACTATATCTATACCGGAAAAAACGTTGACATTCTAAAATTTAATATTGAAATTAAAAATATGATGTTTACGGCTATTGATCCTAATAAGGCAGAAGACACGCAGGTACAGGCCGCAGCAGGCATAAATCGTAGAGTTGATTCTCAACCAGATGTTTCTAAGCAACAATCGGGTGCTGTACAACCTTCCACAGGTGGTAACGCCGTATCTGCAAAACAAGATTTACGAGTTGGTAATTTGCCGTTCAAAGGCGGATCAGGCGACCTAACAACAAAACAAAAAATTGCCAACGAGTTTTACATGGCCTATCTCAATAGCGTGGGTAACCAGATAAATCTTGATATTGAAATATTAGGCGATCCTTTTTGGTTACCAGAATTAGGTTACAGTAATTTCCATGCTGACGGTGACGATCAGGCAGCGGGCAACGGAACAATGAACCACGAATCAACGGATATTTACTGTGTGGTAAATTTTAGGACCCCAGTAGATCCTGATTCTGGTGGCGCTGCTAATAGAGAAAAAGGGCTATACTATTTTCCAGAAGGAGATGCACCAAGTCCTTTTAGCGGATTGTTTAAAGTTATAAAAACAGAAAGTAATTGGAAAAATGGAATGTTTAGCCAAACCTTAAGAGGTTTTAGATTCCCTGCACAAGATGTTGCAGGTGGCCCAGCCTTTGCAACGGAACCTGGCCAGCCAGAAGTGGCCACAGGCGAGATATACGATTTACCAGGAATTGAAGGTCCATAATGTCAACTGAAGAAAAACGATCGTCGGCGCGGGAAAAATCAAAAGGTTCGTTAACCGGTGCGCCATACCTAGCTAGAATAATTGGCCACCTTGATGAAAATTATCAAGGTGCAGTAGAAGTTACCTTGCTAAGAGAGAGTGGTAACCAAACTGGTGACGAAACACAAACCTACACAGTAAGATATTCAAGTCCTTTTTACGGATCAACTGCTTATGAATTTGTAGGAAAAAATTTAACCTATGACGATTCACAACAGTCCTATGGATTTTGGGGTATACCTCCTGATGTAGGTGTTACTGGTATCGTAGTGTTCATCAACGGGCAACCAGATTCGGGATATTGGTTATGCTGTGTTCAGGATATCTTTCAAAATCACATGATACCTGCTATAGCAGGAACAAAGAATTATAAAACAGATGAAGATTACGATCAGGGAGAACATCCGTTACCTGTGGTAGAACACAACAGAAAAGCCAATGAAATGTCTAAGAATTTAGAGATAGACAAAATTGAAAGAGCAGTTCACCCATTTGCTAAAAGGCTTAAAGAAGAAGGATTAATTAGAGACGAATTTAGAGGCACGTCGACTAGTACAACAAGACGAGATGTACCTAATATGGTATTTGGTATGAGCAGTCCTGGACCTTTAAATAGGGGATCTAAAAAGAAATTTTTAGGAAATAGACAAAGTCCAACCGCCGACCCCCAACCAGTAAATCGTTGGGGCGGCACGCAATTTGTAATGGACGACGGAGACGATCGATATTTTAGAGAAGGTAAGCCATCGGACGTTCCTCCAACCTATGTAAAAAATCCTGAAGGCGATAAAGAAATACCCTATAACGAACACTTTAGAATTCGAACCAGAACCGGTCATCAGATCTTGTTACATAATTCAGAAGATTTAATTTACATAGGTAATTCACGTGGCACCGCTTGGATTGAATTAACCAGCGACGGAAAGATAGATATTTTCAGTGCAGACAGTATAAGTGTGAGAACTAAACAAGACTTTAATTTTAGATGTGATAGAGATTTTAATCTTGAAGTAGGACGTAATTTTACAACTAAGGTATTTGGTGAAATGTATACCAATGTTGTTAAAGATAGTGTTTTAGTAGTTGATAGAGATCAAAAAATTCATATCAAACGTCGTAAAGATGAAACAGTTGATGAACAGTACCGCCAGACAGTAAACGATGATGTTAAAAAATATTATGCTAAAGATTTTACACATAATATTGACGGTAGATTTGATCTAAGAGTAAGCAAGGGTATGAGTTTTTCAATGGGATCAGGAGCTTCTGGCCCAAGTTTTGCTCCTGCTGCGGCACCGAGTAACGATCCAGCCGATCCTTGCTCTAATGATGATGTTGCATCAGCACCAGTACAAGATGTCAACGGACCTACCCCAGACAGACTAGATATTAAGATTTATAAAGATGCACGTATTGAACACATTGGAGTCAATGTGGATCATACCATTAGAGGATATCTAAAGACTAAAATTACAGGCGACGTTGATCTTCACACCGATGGCACTTATGAACACTACACAGCCGGAAATATTGACATTAAAACAGACGGTCATCTATTTCAGCAATCTGCAAGCGATTTTGAAGTTAAGGCCGGCGGCCACATTTATAATACATCCGGCGGAACCAATGAAACAAAAGCCGGCGGGAATATAGTTGAAACAGCTCCGCAAATTCATATGAACGGACCGGGTGCTGCCACTGCCGCAGGTGCAAGCACAGCACAAATAGCAGTACTTCCAGAAGAAGCTAGAATTAGCGCCAAGGGAACAATTCCAAGTCCAGTGAGAACACATAATTTACCAGATGTAGTTGCACCAAGTGCAGTAGATGATCCAGTAGATTTAGACACTATATTACGGCGTGTTCCAACATTTGAACCTTGGCCGCACCATGAAAATTTAGATCCACAAACTTTCAAACCAGAAAATTTAGATAGGGATGTATCTAACAGATACAAAGAACAGTCTGAGGATTTGCGTACTCCTCCGGAGGATTGGAAGAAGTATAAAAAACCTAGTGATAATCCTTTCTAAGGAGCGTATATGACAAAATTATATTCAAATAAAGTGATAGCTAAAGGCAAAGTAAGCCTTGGAAATCAAAATACAACTACCTTTAGGTATAAAGGGTTTAGCTCTAAAGAATTTAAGAAGAATTTTAAACTATATGATTTTGAACTTGTAAAACAAGATATCCTAAATCATTTTTATATTCGTAAGGGCGAGAAACTAGAAAATCCTAAATTTGGGACTATAATTTGGGACATACTATTTGAAAACTTTACACCAGAAGTTAAAGAAGCCATTGCTAAGGACGTAGAAGAAATTATCAATTATGACATCCGTGTAAAGGTCAATTCTGTTAGCGTAGACAGTACAGATCAGGGTATAAGGATTGAAGCAGAGCTGGTCTACCTGCCATTAAATTTGGTGGATACACTTAGTTTGAACTTTGACAGAGAAAGCAATGAAGTATAAACCACGTGGTTTATTTTACAAATAAATATTGAAAATAGGGCGTTTAGATGACAACCACATCAAGACAAAATAATTTAATTCTTAATCAAGATTGGAAAAGGATCTATCAGACATTTAAAAATGCTGATTTTAAATCTTATGATTTTGAAAATCTACGCAGGGTAATAGTAAATTACCTAAAGGAAAACTTTCCTGAAGATTTCAATGACTATATCGAAAGCAGCGAATATGTAGCCCTCATTGACGCTATTGCATTCATGGGTCAAAGTCTAGCATTTAGAACTGATCTAGCTAGTAGAGAAAACTTTTTAGAACTGGCAGAAACTAAAGAATCAGTCATACGTCTAGCACGTTTAGTATCATATAATCCTAGACGTAATATTCCTGCAAGTGGATTACTAAAATTTGATACAATTACAACCACAGAGGGTGTATTAGACAGTAACGGTGTTAATTTAGCAGGACAAACTATTATTTGGAACGACCCCACAAATCAAAATTGGTTTGAACATTTTCAATTAGTTTTAAATTCTGCAATGAGCGATAACGTAGAATTTGGACGTAGTCAAGGAACCTCAACTATACAGGGAATAAAAGCTGATCAATATAGATTTAGATCAACTTTTGCAGATGTGCCTATTTTCAGTTTTGATAAAGTTGTAGCAGGTCGCCGTAGTTTTTTTGAAGTTGTAAGCACTAGCTTTTTAGCACAAGAAGATTTTTACGAAGAACCGCCAATACCAAACGCTGAAATAGGATTCGTATATAGACAAGACGGCAAAGGAGCTGCCAGCGCCAATACTGGATTTTTCATGCTGCTCAAACAAGGTAGCTTAGAGCTTACAGATTTTTCTATAGATGTCCCAACCACTAATGAGATAGTTACAGTTGATGTTGGTGGTATCAACGATTCTGATGTTTGGTTGTTTTCTGTTAATTCAGACGGAACACAAGGTACACAATGGACTAAAGTTTCAAGTCTAATTGGGACAAACATTGCCTATAACAGTATTAATTCAGATATTAGAAACATCTATAATGTAATATCAAAAGATCAAGATAAAATTGATCTAGTGTTTGCTGATGGGGTATACGGAAATTTACCACAAGGTGCATTCAAAGTTTACTATAGAGTAAGTAGCGGTTTAAAATATAATGTTGCTCCTGCTGAAATGCGTGGAATCAATATTGCTATTCCTTATATTAATAAACAAGGGGTTGCTCACGAACTGTTAATAAGTTTAAGTTTAAAATATACAATTACCAATGCCTCTACAAGTGAAGACATTGATAGTATTAAGGCTAGAGCTCCAGCAATATTTTATTCGCAAAACAGAATGATTACAGGTGAAGATTATAATCTTGCACCCTTAGCCAGCAGTCAAGATATCTTAAAAGTCAAAGCAATTAATAGAACATCTAGTGGTGTAAGCCGTAACTTTGACATTATTGACGCTAGCGGAAAATATTCTAATGTAAATGTATTTGCAGACGATGGTGTATTGTATAAACAAGAAACAGAAACTACATTAGGATTCAAATTTACCAATAGAATTGATATTATTAATTTTATAAGAAATAGTATAGAACCCGTTTTTACAAATACAGATGTCTACAATTTTTATTTGACAAAGTTTAACAAGATTCAATTTTCTGAAAACAATGTGATTTGGACACAGATCACAAAAGATATCAATCAGTCAACTGGATACTTTATTAACTCTATTGACAGTAGTCTATTAAAAGTAGGAACATATACAACTAATAACTTAAAATATTTCTTTACCGGAGCACTAATAAAATTTGTTCCACCAACAGGTAAGGCATTTAAAAAAGGTCAGCTTGTTGATTTAGATGTTAATGATTCTGAACAAGTTACTAGATTATGGACCAAGGTAATTAAGGTTACTGGAGATGGAACCAATGCAGGTAGAGGCGTTCTCAACACAGGCTTTGGACCAATTATTTTTAACGATATAGTGCCAACAGGAGCCATTGCATCACGAATTTTGCCGCGTTTTGTTAACAATCTTCCAACAGCTCTAGAAAGCGAATTGGCAAATTTAATTTCATTGAATGTAAATTTTGGGCTACGTTATGATCAAACAAACAGTGAATGGAAAATTGTAACTGCGGCCAACCTTGATTTATTAAGTGATTTTAGTCTTGGTCGTACAGGTGATACAACTAACAGTAATTTAGATAGTAGTTGGATTCTTGCATTTATTAAACAGCCTGACAGCTACATTGTTAGAATTAGAAGTTTAGAATATATCTTTAGAAGTTTAGAACAAAACAGATTCTATTTTGACAATAATCAAAAAACATTGAACAGAAGCACAGGAAAGGTTGTTAAAGATACTGTGAAAATTTTAGGTATTAATCCTGATAAGGATTTAATTAATCCTTTGAAAACAGAATTTGTATTTGAAGTTTCTGATGGTATTAAATTTGAAGATGGATATCAGAGTACTGACGAAATTAAACTTGCATTTGCAGATAGTGATGACGATGGAGTGATCGACGATCCAGAGTCATTTGAGCAGGTTGTAGGTGTTGATTTAGATTTGAAGTATCTGTTCTTTAAGAGAGAATTAGATCTCACCGGTAATACTGTCTACACTTATATTGACAATAGTAATGATACTGTATTAATTCAACAAACAGAAGTTGGAATAGATGTTACAGATTATACAGATGGACAATTAATTTATTTTTACAGTTCTACTGAAGATAGAGTTAAAAGAATTGATAGAGCAACAAATACATTGATTGTTGATCCAACTTATAAAGCAGTAATTGGCAGACCAAAGTTGAAGTTTCAATATTTTCATACAGCTAACATTGATCGAAGAATAGATCCAAGCTCTAGCAACATTATGGACGTTTATCTGTTAGTAAGAAATTATGATACAGAATTTAGAAGATACCTAGCAGGTATTATTACTACCGAACCAGATGTTCCCTCAAGTGATAGTTTAAGAGTTACATTTGGTGGAGAACTGAATCTTATCAAATCAATCAGTGATGAAATCATTTATCATCCTGTGAATTATAAGGTGTTATTTGGTTCTAAGGCAGCTCCAAAATTACAGGCGCAATTTAAAGTTGTAAAAAATCCTACAAAAACTATCAACGATAATGATCTTAAAGTAAGAATCGTTAGCGCCATAGAAACTTTCTTTGATATAAACAACTGGGATTTTGGAGACAGATTCTATGTAGGCGAATTAATAACTTATGTAACAAACCAAGTAGCACCAGATGTTAGTAACATGGTTATAGTTCCTGTACAGCCTGACCAAGCATTTGGTAGTTTATTTGAAATTCAAAGTCAACCAGAGGAAATTTTTATTAACGGCGCAACAGTAGATGATGTCATTATTGTTTCTGCAATTACAGCCACAGAAATTAAAGCTGATGTCAATAGTATAGTAAACACAACGGTATAAGATATGGAAAGAGAAACATACCCAAAAAGCGGAATTCCAATTAGAAGAACGGTAGATCTTTTACCTCAAAATTTTAAGACTGAAGCTAATTCTAAATTTTTTGCTGGAACGTTTGATCCACTAATACAACCAGGTAGTCTTGAAAAAATAGTAGGCTACTACGGACGCAGGTTTGGAAGAACCTACGCTAGTAAAGATGTTTATTTAGATACTGATCAAACATTGCGAAGTAGGTATCAACTTGAACCAGGTGTTGTTGTAAGAAACAATTTGCAAAAAGTTGAAAATTTCTATGATTACATAGATTTTAAAAATCAATTAAAGTTTTTTAATAACACCTTAGAAAGAGATGATCTTATCACAGATCAAGATCACTACAGTTGGGACCCTCCCATTGACTGGGATAAGTTTGCTAACTTTAGAGAATATTACTGGATTCCAGATGGTCCTCCTCCTATTACTATTACAGGACAAAGACAAAGCATTACTAGTACCTATAGAGTTAGACTTGGTGTTACATCAACATGGATCTTCTTTCCAGACGGATTAACTAATAATCCTACAATTACATTGTACAGAGGACAAACCTATAAGTTTCAAGTTAATGCTCCTAATGAAGGATTTGTAATTAGAACAAATTACGATACAGGTAGTTTATTATACAAACCTTATTTGCCTTACAGCAAGGGTCAATTAGCAGTTTATGATGGTAAACTATGGAGAGCTAAAACAGATATAGGTATTGCTGATCAGAGCACGATTAACGAATTCAGTCAAGATTGGGAATATCTAGAAGCTGCAAGTCAGGCAACATCCCTAGATTATAAAAAAGGTATCACTAATAACGGTGTGCAAAACGGTACACTTACATTTACTGTTCCATTAGATGCACCTGATGTCTTGTTCTATCAAAGTGCAACAGACATTAATCGATTTGGTAGATTCCTCATTGGCGATGTTGAAGATAATACTAAGATTGATGTAGAAAAAGAAATCATAGGAAAAGCAACATATACAAGTAGTAATAGTATTTCATTTTCTAACGGCATGAAAGTTCGTTTTGAAGGTCAGGTATTACCTGAAAAATACAGTAGAGATACCTGGATAGTAGAAGGAGTTGGAGAATCTATTCAGTTGATTAGATTCCAGGATCTTGTACCTCCTGTACTATCTACAAACAGTTTAGAAATATTGTTTGACAATGGGGGTTTTGATTCTGAACCCTTTGATGATGCAACAACTTATCCAGAAGCTAAAGATTATGTAACCATCAATAGATCTAGTAGAGATGGCAATCCTTGGTCACGATATAATAGATGGTTTCACAAATCTGTATTAGAATTAGCACACAAATTATCGGACAGTGACTTTGATGCGCCGGAAACATCGAGGGCCAAGCGACCAATTATAGAATTTCAGCCACACTTAAAATTGTTTAATCATGGTGCTGTAGCAAAACAACCAGTTGACTTTGTAGATACATTTACCACTGATGTGTTTTCTGTGATAGAAGGCAGTTTAGGTTACAATGTTGACGGAGAAGAACTGTTCAATGGTGCTAGACTACTAGTTGTTGCCGATACAGATAGTTTAGCTAATAATAAAATTTATACTGTAAACTTCATTCGTCATAACAACAGACGCCAAATTAATCTTATTCCTGCTGATGATGCAACATCAATTTTGGGAGAGGGTGTTTTTGTTCGAAGAGGAAATGTCAACAGAGGAACTATGTTCCATTTTGACGGTACAAATTGGACATCAAGTCAAAAGAAAACCGCAATTAATCAGAGTCCATTATTTGACGTATTTGATGAGAATGCAGTTAGCTTTGGTAATCAAGCTACCTATCCAGTAAGTACATTTATTGGTAGTAAAATATTAAGTTATAAAGTTGGCAATAGCGTCAACGACTCAGAACTAGGTTTTAGTTTAAGTTATCTAAACATTGATAATGTTGGTGACATACAGTTCAACTTTGATTGGGACGTTCAAACTTTTGAATATCAAGTTAATAAAGTAATTTTGAATAAAACTGTTCGAACAGGTTATTACTTTTTTACAGATGATGAAACATATGGTAATAATTGGATAAAAATTGATCGTGATTTTTTACAACCAATTATTGATTCAACATTAATATCAGATACAACATTTTCTTTTGAAAACAATGCCCTTAAATGGGATTCCGTTCAAGACCAAAACATATTCAAAGTCTTGATTTATATTAACGGTAACAAATACAGAGGAACTTATACACGAGATAGAAATGTTTTTACCATTTCAACAGAACTAGTCAAAGGCGACGTTGTAGTTTTAAAAGTTTATACATCAGAAGATCCTCATCTAGGTTACTACGAAATACCATTGGGTTTAGAAAAGAATCCTCTGAATCAAGAAATTAAAACATTTACACTTGGCCAAGCTGTGGATCATGTGTCTACTGCTTTAGATTTATATGAAAATTTTCAAGGTGATTATCCTGGCACAAGTAATTTGAGAGATATTACAGGTTTTCAAAATCTTGGCAAGAGATTTTTAAAACATTCTGGAATCACACCGACTGTAATATCTTTATTGTGTGACAAAAATATTAACATTGTAAAGGCTTTGCAATTTGGTAAAAAATCTTACAACGATTTTAAAAACAATTTTATTCGTATAGCAGAAACATTAGATTATGATGGTGATGTAGTAAACTTTGTTGATAGTATTTTAGAAGAACTTAATAAAGTTAAAACTAATGCAGATCCCTTTGCTGACAGCGACATGGTAGGCACAGGTGCCTTTACTTCTAAAGACTACATTGTTGAAGACGTTGGCATAAAAACTTTTGCTCTGAACGAAATTTTTACCCTAGATACCTTAAGTAGAAAAGCTGTCTATCTATATCTAAATGATGTACAACTATTACACAAGTACGATTATAACTTTAACACAACATTTGGTTTCGTTGAATTAACAGACCAAGTTGTTTTAAGTGAAGGTGATCGACTACAGATAAGAGAATATCTATCAACAAGTTCATGTTTTATACCAGCTACTCCTACAAAATTAGGTTTGTATAAAAAATGGATTCCTAGAAAATACCTAGATACAAGTTATATAGATCCAGTAGAGGTCATACAAGGACATGACGGTAGTATCACGGTCACCTATGAAGATTTTAGAGATGACGTATTGCTTGAACTTGAAAAAAGAATTTTCAATAATATTAAACAGCAATACGACGAATCTGTATTTGATATAGATAATATTGTTGGTAGTTATTACTATGAACCTTTTTATACCAAATCGCAGTTTGATGAAGTAATTTTTTATGATTTCTTAAAATGGATTCAAGATACTAACATTGATTATCTGACAAATCCGTACTTTGATTCAGAAAACAGCTTCACCTATACCTACAATCAAATGGCAGATCCAACTGGTCTAATTAATCTTCCAGGATGGTGGAGAGGTGTTTATAAATGGTTCTACGATACAGATAGACCTCAGGTATGTCCATGGGAGATGTTAGGATTTACTGAAAAACCAGATTGGTGGGAAGCTGAATACGGACCTGCTCCTTATACAAAAAACAATTTAATTTTGTGGGAAGATCTTTCTAATGGAATTATTAGGCAAGGACCAAAAGCAGGAGTTCATCCTAGATACAAACGTGCTACATTATTGGACCATATCCCAGTCGACGGCGATGGTAATCTATTAAGTCCTTTTGATAGCGGCCTAGCAAGAAACTTTGTTTTATTGAATAACAAAGGCGAATTTAAATTTGGCGATTTTAGTCCGGTTGAAAGTGCATGGAGATCTAGCAGTGAATATCCGTTCAGTGTTATCACTGCTATGTGTGTTTTACGACCTTATGAATTTATCATTGAAAGTTTAGACAGGTCAAGAATTAAGATTAATCGTATTGGACAAACAGTTCATTCTGATACCGGATTGTTCACTAAAAACGAAGACATTGTTTATCCTGTAGTAGGTGGGGATCAGACTTCAGGTTTAATTAACTACATCGTAGATTTTGTTAAGAAAACTGGATTTGATTATACTTTAGTTAAAAATAAAATTGATCAAATAGACGTTAACCTTTCTGTTAGAATGAGCGGCTTTGTAGATCAACCTCAACAAAAGTTCTTGTTGGACAGTAAGAATCCTAGGTCAACTACAAGTAGTATTTTTATTCCGCCTGAAAATTATGACATTATTTTTAATGTTAGCTCACCAATTCGCAGTCCTAGCTACAGCGGTATGATCGTAGAAAAGGTAGAGACTGGTTGGAAAATTTATGGTTATGATTTTTACGAACCTTATTTTACAGTATATGATCCACTAAAGAGCGAAAGTGATCCATTGATTAGTGTAGGCGGTATCAGCGAAAATTTTATCGATTGGAAACCAAATCTTGTTATTACTAACGGAACAATAGTTAGATACAACGACACTTTTTATAGAGCATTACGTTCACATACTTCTACAGATACCTTTGAAATCTCATTATGGCAAAGATTGCCAAAACTACCTCTGGTAGGAGCACTTGAAGTTTTCCGTAGAAAAAATTGGCAATTTGCATCTAGACGAATTGCCTATGGAACAGTTTTCAAAACACTTCAAGAAGTAGCTGATGTAATGTTGGGCTACGAAGAACATTTAATGAGGCAAGGTTTTGTTTTTAATGATTATGACACAACCTTAGAAACACCTAAAAATTGGACCACGTCAGTTAAAGAATTTTTATACTGGACTAGACATAAATGGGCATTAGGATCTATTATCACATTAAGTCCTCTAGCTTCAAGAATAAAAATTAATCTTGAAGTAGGAGTGGTAGATAGCCTATTAGATAGTTTTTATGATTATAATATTTTAACTGATAATGGCAATGTATTACCTGCTGATTTTATCAACGTCACTAGAGATTTTAGAGAAATCACAGTTGATACTACTAACACAGATGATGGTATATATTTCTTCAAGTGTTATCTTGTACTAAAAGAACATGTTACAATTTTTTCTGATCGTACTGTTTTCAACGATGTAATGTACGATAAACCTACAGGATATAGACAAGACAGAGTAAAATGTCGAGGTTTTAGAACAGTAGATTGGGATGGTGATTACACAAGTCCTGGTTTTGTTTTTGACGAAGTTGATATTCAAGTTTGGCAACCTTTCACAGATTACAAATTAGGAGACATTGTAAATTACAAGTCTTATAATTGGGTAAGTCTTGTCAACCAGTCGGGGGTAGAATCCTTTGACGATACCAAATGGTCAAAATTAGATACTGTACCAACAAAGGGTTTAGTAAGAAATTTTGATTACAATGTAAATTTATTTGAAGATTTTTATAGTGTTGATGCAGACGGATCCGGAGCTAGCCAGCGAGAATTAGCTAGACATCTAATTGGATATCAAACTCGTGATTACCTACAAAATCTAGCTGAAGATGCTGTAACACAATTTAAATTGTATCAAGGATTTATAAGAGAAAAAGGAACTTTAAATTCTGTAGTAAAAGTTTTTGATAAACTATCAAGGGTAAGCGCAGATAGTATCGTTCTTAATGAAGAATGGGCAATCCAAACTGGCAGATTAGGTGGCATTGATCAAACACAAGAAGTTGAGTTCAATATTTACAAACGAGATTTGTTGGTTAATCCACAGCCTGTGTTAATTACTGCCGGGCCAAAACCTACAGATAATCTAGACAAATACCTAAGAGTAAATCAGACAGATTTTAACAGATCATACTTGCCCTACACTACGAATATTAATCCTGTGATCAAGTATACTGATATCACAAGAGATGCAGGATATGTAAAAACAAATCAAGTTGACGTAATTGTAAAAAATGAAGATGAATTATTGTCTTTAGACGCTGCGTCAATTGTTGAAAATAGTCACATATGGCTAACCTTTGACAAGAACACTTGGAATGTTTACAGATACAATCTATCTAAGTCTTTGATAATTCTTGGCATAGATGAAGTCACTTCCAACAAGACACTAGTTATTACCTATAATCAACCTTTGCAATTTCAAATTGATGAAATAATTGGCATTGTTGGTCTAGGCAAGTTAGATGGATTTCACAGAATAATATCTGTTGAAGGTGTTACATTAACAATAGCACAACCCGCAGTTTATGCGGCACCAGAACTACCAGATACAAGTTCATTACAATATAATACCTACACATTAACATCTGCAAGATATAATAATTATCAAGATGTTGAACAACAAAGTGCATCTTTATTAAAAGCAGGATCAAAAATATTTGTTGATAATAAAGAAGAAAACACTGAAGATTGGGAAGTTATTGAAAAAACAAAATTGTTCAATTCTGAATCTCTAAGCGAATACGGATCAACTGATCCAAGAAACGTAGGCAGAGATGTAGAATATATCCCGTCATTGAATGCAGTTGTTTCTGGCGTGCCAAACAGCAACATAGCAGTGATGTATAAGGAATCCGGTACAGGATTAAAAGTTCAACAGATTATATTTCCAGAATCCGGATACGAAAATTATCTAAACAAGAGCTTTGGTGATGCTGTGGCAGCAAGCCCAGACGGACAATGGTTAGCCATTGGAGCCCCATTAGCTTCGGGTGTTCCAAATAGATTTAAGGGTTATTTTGCTGCCAATGAAATTTACATGGCCGGCGATCTTGTTTTGTTTAATGGACAATTGTGGGAATCTCTAAGCGAACAAAATACTATTGGATTTGACCCTCAAGATGACGGAAGTACTGATACACTATTAGCTACATCTAGTAAATTTAGAGATTTAGATTGGAAGTTAGCTACTATAGTAAATGCTAATTTAACCGGAACACAAGGACCAACTAATCAAGGTGCAGTATTTCTTTACAAGTATACAAATAATCTATGGAACTTAGAGGAAATTTTATTAAGCCCAAGAATAGCTGAAAATGAAAAATTTGGACATAAAATTTCTATTGCTGTAAGTGGCAACAATTATTATATGAGCGTCTCTGCTCCAGGATCATTAGACAATCTAGGCAGGGTGTATCTTTATAAATTTATAGGTAGCGGAGCAAGAACTACCCAGCAAGTATTGACCATTGCTGGTAATGTTGCGGTTAATTTCACTACTAACGTAATCACATTTAATAGAAATCACAATTATGTTACTGGACAGTTGTTACGTTATATTAACGGAACCTATGGCGGAGAAGATAAATCAACAGCCACATCTCCACCACCTCCAGAGGATTATACTATTCTTTATGCTATCAGAGTTGATGCAACAAGAATACAACTAGCATTAAACATTGAAGATGCAGCATCTGGTAGTGCAATAAATTTAAGAGACTTTGGCATCGATGATTCAAGTAGTCATACATTTATCAATCAATTCATCACAGGATGGCAACATTTAGATAATGTAAATTATAGAGGCATTTACGATACTACAGGAACTGCTTTATATGCCGTGGATTCTATTGTATGGTATAACGGTAGACTTTATCAAGCTCTACAAGAAACTCTAGGCAATGTTACGCCGTTAGATCAGAACAATGATTGGCAGTTGTTAGATAATGCTGCCACGCAAAATTCTTTACCGTCAAATATTTCTTTAGAAGATACTCCAACTGATGGTTCGTCAACTGACAGTAGTATGGAAGTTGGTTCAGTTTATCCGGTAGTTGCAGTCAATCAAATTATTGTAGGTGAAGTTTATACTATTGAAAATTTTGGCACCACTGATTTTACATCAATTGGTTATAATCCTGCTGCAAGTAATTTAACTTTTAAGGCAACAGCAGTGGGAGTTGGCACAGGTACCGTAAGATGGAACTCCTATCAGTTCGCTGAACTTGTAAATTCAGGTGATTTATTTGGTTCTGCAATGTCAATGAATAGGGACGGCAGCATATTAGTTGTTGGAGCACCAGAATCAAATGGACAATACTTCAGTAATTTTAGAGGCATCTGGACAAGTTATCAAGAATATTTTGAAGATGATGTTGTAAAATACAACGGAAGTTACTACAGATTAAGGGATACTGTATTAGATTCTGCACTCGATAGTACACAAATTTTAACCAGCGTAAATCAAATACCAACCAACGGTGATCCTTGGTATATTGTTGATTCTTCAGATAATGTGTCATCTGGTAAAATATTTGTTTACAGACGTTCGTCTAATGATGTATACGAATTAACACAGTCAATCAGCAACGATAATTTAGACATTGTGTCAGATCTTAGTATCTCGGAAGATATCAAATCTGGTGACAACTTTGGCACAGCAGTAGATATTGATTACACAGGCACAACAATTATTGCAAGTAGCCCAAAGGCTGATAACAATTTCACAGATCAAGGCGCTGTGTATGTGTTTAAGACAACTGATGTGTCTAGTGGATCATATAGACTAAAACAGAAATTAATTAGCCATGAATCTTACGCTAATGAATTTTTTGGTAGCGATATTGCTATCAGTAGTGCTACTGAACGTATCGTAGTTGGTGCTAGAAATGCTACATTTAAGTTACCTGTAACATTTGATAGTAATTCAACATCCTTTGATAATACAAATACTAGGTTCTTTAACGAAGAAGGTAATACTGGGCAAGCCTACGTATTTGATAGAAAAGACCAAACTTATTTCCTTACAGAAAAACTTGAAGCAGATAATTTTCAAGATTGGGAATCTTTTGGTTATAGTGTTGATTGTTATGGAAGTGTAATAGCCGTAGGGTCACCATCGTTCAGAAATAATTTTTACAGGAAATTAAATGGAGTTGTACCAACAGGAGGTACAGGCGTAGATCTAGTTATAAATCTTACAGTTCTTAATGGATCAATCGTTGCAATTGAAATTGATGATCCTGGAGCTGGATATGTGGTCAGTGACTTTAATAACGATCTAGATGTATTGACCATTCCAGGTTCTACTAGCATGGACAATGCTACATTTAAAATTGCCACAGTCAATGGTACTGGCGGTGTACTAACAACATTTATTAACTATAATGGAAGCTCTTATGCTACTCCAGCCGAGACGTTAGAAACTGGCAATGTAAGATTATTTAGAAAAGATACAACAAAGACATCTTGGAATACCATAGCTACTAGAAATGATCTAGTAGATATCAGTATGTTTAATAGTATCAGTGTATATGATGATATTAATAAAATTAAACTAGCCGATGTTGAGATTGTTGATCATTATAAGTTGAAAATTTTAGGTGAAGCAGATCAAGAAATTAAATTTAAAACAATGTACGATCCTGCTGTATACACCAACGGTACTGAACTACAGGAAGTTGATGAAAATCAAGCATGGTTTGAAAAGCATGTAGGTCAGCTATGGTGGGATATCAGCAAGGTTAAATTCTTAAATTATGAACAAGGCGATATCGATTATAGAGTTGGTAATTGGAATCAGCAGGCCTACGGATCAAATATAGATGTATATGAATGGGTAGAGACAAAGTTAACACCAACTCGATGGGCTGCTCTTGCCGATACCAATGAGGGATTAGCTCAAGGTATTTCAGGTCAACCATTGTATGCAGACAATTCTGTATATAGTGTAAGAGTGCTAACCAATCCTAACACAGGTGAAGATACTGAAACCAAATACTACTACTGGGTTAAAAATTCAACTATTATTCCAAAAAATGTAATAGGACGCAGATTATCTGCAGCCGCAGTGGCAACCTATATTGATAATCCAATTTCCACTGGTATTCAATTTTTAAGCCCAATAGCAGCTGATAAATTTTTAGCTTTTAACTTTGACAGCTTAATCTCTACAGATTACGCTTTGATAAACATTCAGTACAAAAACGACAACAGTATGTTGAATCCTGTACACAGTGAATATCAATTAATAACAGAAGGGGTAGCAGATAGTCTGCCTAATGAAGCATTAGAGAATAAATGGATTGACAGTTTAGTAGGTTATGACAGATCTGGTAAAACAGTTCCAGATGATACAATTCCTATTAAACAGCGTTACGGTTTGTCTGTAAGACCTCGTCAGTCTATGTTTGTAGATAGATTTTCTATTCTGCGTAGAACTTTAGATAATGTCAATACTGTACTACAAACACGTGCCTTTGCAGATACAATTAATTATATTAATTTGAATCTAGTTGAAAACGTGCCAAATGAAATTTTAAATGAATACGATCAAGCAGTTGATACTCTAATTGATTTAGAACAGGTCGGAACTACAAGGGTAAGGAAAGCTGTATTACAGGCAAATATTGTTGATGGTCAAGTTGATACTATAGATATTCTTGACAGCGGATTTGGATATAAAAATACTCCATTTATTACTATAGAAGGTGATGGTACAGGTGCCCTAGCAACAATCACCACAGACGGCCAAGGCAAGGTTAATTCTGTAACAGTAACTTCTAAAGGAAGGAATTATACAACTGCTATTGTTCAAATAAGGTACTTCTCTGTACTAGTACGAAATGATGATTCAATTAAAAATTATTGGAGTATCTATGCCTGGGATGACATTAGAAGCACATTCTTTAGATCAAAATCTCAAGCCTATGATACGACAAAATATTGGACATTTGCAGACTTTTGGGCAGAGGGATACGGACCCACATCTCGTATCGTAAAAGAAATTTTAGACATATATCAAGAGCCAAGTTTAGAATTACAAGTTGGCGATCTAGTGCAGGTAAAAGAATTTGCCAATGGCGGATGGGCAGTATTAGAGAAAACAGAATCTGGTTTAGGTAATCTCTTAGACAATTATAATCTTGTTGGACGTAATAACGGTACTATTCAATTATTAGTCAATGAATTAGCACCTGATCCCGGAGTTGGTTATGATAGAAGATCTAGCTTTGATGCTGATCTATATGATATAAACCCTACAAGAGAATTACGTAATATTCTAAATGCTGTCAAACAAGATATTTTCATCGACGACCTTAGAGTAGAATGGAATAAATTATTCTTCACAGGGTTACGTTATGTGTTTGTTGAACAAAAATATGTGGACTGGGCATTCAAAACAAGTTTTGTAAATGCTACTCATAATGTTGGTGACTTAGAACAAAAAGTAAGTTATAAGAACGATAATCTCGATAGTTTCTTTCAATATATCGAAGAAGTAAAACCATACAAAACTACTGTAAGAGAATATGTAAGCAAGTATACAGATATAGATCGAGTAGGTAGTGCAACTACTGATTTTGATTTGCCAGCATATTACGACACAGTTGAGAAAAAGATTTTACCAATCAAATCAGATTCTTCATTGTTAAACACTTATCCTTACAAGTGGTGGACAGATAATAACGGATATTCAGTTGTTGAAATATCTGTGTCAAATGGTGGGACAGATTATACTGATCCTCCTACAGTAGTAATTGAAGGAAACGGTGCCGGTGTGACAGCACAAGCATACATTAGTAACGGATCTGTAACAGCCATTAAGGTATTATCAGAAGGTTTTGGTTATACAAAAACACCAACTATTCTTTTGGTCGGTGGTAACGGATCCTCACAAAACAAGGCCAAAGCGGCTGCTATTTTAGGTAAAACACCAGTTAGAAATATTAATCTTACTGTTAAGTTTGATAGAATAGCCAAGCAAGGATATTTTCAAGAATATAATGTAGCTGAAACATTTACAGCTACAGGTTTAACTGCGGTATTCAATTTGAAATATGCTCCTAATCGTGACAAGAGCAAGATTACTGTGTCAAAGAACGGTGATATAGTTTTAAGCACAGATTATACATTAAGTCTTTATTATAACGAGATAAATGGCTACAATCTTCTAAGTGGCAAATTAACATTCAAATCTACACCTGCAAACGGAGATTTGATCACAGTGAGCTATGAAAAAAATATAGGCTTATTTGATAGTCTTAATAGAATTGATAGGCATTATAATCCTGTGTCAGGAATGAAGGGCAAAGAACCAGCACAGTTGATGACCGGTATAGATTTTGGTGGTGTACAGATTCAAGGAACTACATTTGATGTAACCGGTGGTTGGGACGCATTACCTTGGTTTACTGATAGTTGGGACAGCGTTGAATCAAACAGCGACTACTATTACATAGCAGACGGCAGTACAATTTCTGTAACCTTGCCATTTGTGCCAGCAGTTGGTGAACAAATTTCTATATACTGGAAACCTGCAGGAAACAGAATTCCTGCTAATATTGATACCCTTGGTCCTAATACTGCACCACAAGTAATTTTACTGCCAGAAACTTCTGAGCCAAGAACTATAAGAGTTGACGATCCAAATTGGGTTGAAAACTGGGATTCAAGTAACACAACAAATCCAAATGCTCAAATGCCAACATTTGTTGGGGATGGTTCAACTACCGTTGTAGAAATAGGACAGTACATAAGTGTTCAGGCTGGTGATACATTAATATTCCGTAAGTTAGACAGCGACGGATCTGTAACAATTACAGACGTTAACTTATTAGATACTTTGATTACAGGTGGATCTTTGTCTAATATTTCAGGTGCGTATGTAACAGCCACAGGAGCTACCCCAGAAGAAATTGTTATTGACGGCGATAAATTTATAAGCCCAGATCAAGTACCGGCACCAGAAGAAAACATTCCTGGTCAAGTTCTTGAAAGTGTATCTATAAAAGTTTATCAAACAAATAAAACTGGAGCTGCACCTTTACAAAATAGAGTTATCTATGCAGACGGTGCTACTAGAAGATTTGCCATCGGATTAGAAATTACTGAAGATCGTTCAATTCTAGTATACTTGAACAAAGTCAAACAAGAAAAGATTCAAGTTGATTCTAGTTTAGACTATGACATTGATTATGTAGCTAATGAGATTATTTTTACTAATATCCCACCGTTGGGGGCTATAGTTGAAATTATAGCTTTTGGTTTAGGCGGTATATCTTTACTAGATTACCAAGAATTTGTTGCTGATGGCGAAACACGTTTGTTTTTAACCAAAGCAGTTTATAGTCAAACTGAATCTGTGTTGGTAACAGTTGATGGTGTTGCATTTGATACTGGATTCAGTAATAGTTCAGAGTTTACAGATACTCAAAATAGAGTTATTGTACAATTTGGTTTTGCCCCAGCGGACGGCACAATGGTTAAGGTAGTAAGTTTAGGAGCTGCATTAGATACAGATTCTTCTCAACAAAGCATAGTAAGAGTCAATCAACAGGTATTCTATCATGATGGTAGTTCAACATCCTATGAATTAGATAGATTTGTTAACTTATCTCGTGCATCCGCTGAATCAAGTATTTTAGTAACATTGAATGGCGCTCAACTTAAGGGTCCTGAAAACACTCTGGTTGTCTATGACGGCAGTAATAATCAAATAGCAGTAGGAACAGATCCTTTAAGATTTCCAGGCTCGATTACATACCTAACAATTAAGGTTTTAATTAACAATACTCTAGCCACTGCCGTAGTAGATTGGACTTTAAATTCTACAACCAATGTGATTACCGTAAGGCAGGATCTATTAGAACTTAACGACGAAATTAGAGTTGTTATTGATGCATTTGCTGATTATACCCTATCGGGTGACACCTTAACTTTATCGAGTGCTATTCTAAACACAATGAATAACAATGATGATAGTACTCAAAAGGACACCTTAGAAGTTACTTGGTTTAGTGAATATCCAAGTATGGATATTGTCACAGATCAATATGCCGGTGGAAAAGTTAATTATAAGTTATCAAGAATTCCAGTAAATGAAAGATATGTTTGGGTGTACCTAAACGGAACAAGATTAACACTCAACCAAGATTATAAAGTAAGTATTCAAAGAGGCGTGGTATATTTAAATGTGGATTCAACATTAACAGATGAATTAAAAATTGTTGAATTTGGAAATGATATCTACAAATTTCCAAGCGCCTATGAAATTTACAAAGATATGCTTAATCGTTATCAGTTTAAACGATATAGTAGAAATGAAGTGAAGTTAACCACGGCTCTGAATTACTACGACACCACTATAATTGTGAACGACGGAACGCAATTATACGATCCAACTGGTCGTTCTGCACCCGGAGTTGTTTATATTAACAATGAAAAAATTGAATATTTGCAGAAAAATGGAAATATACTGTCTCAACTTAGAAGAGGTAGTTTAGGAACCGCTATACCTGAAGTACATCCTGTTGATAGTTTTGTATCAGATAGCGGCCCATCTGAAATAATTCCTTATAACGAAACACAACACAGACTTGATTTTGTCAGCGACGGCAGCACACTTCTAGTAGGACCTTTAGATTTTACTCCTTTACAAGGTACTAGAAGTTCTTGGTACAAAGAAACTATTCCTACAGAATACGGCCCATGCGACCAAGTTGAAGTTTTTGTTGCAGGAACACGCTTAAGGAAAAATCCTATGGACGTATGGGACGAAGAACTAGGTGCATACAGCCCTTCAGGCGACAAACAAGTAGAGGCGGAATTTAGCGTTGACGGAGCAAGTCCATACATTAGATTAACCAAAGCTGTGGCCGCCGGCACACGTATTACGATAATTAGAAGAACAGGTAAAACCTGGTATGATAGAGGCACGACCACTGCAACAACGGGTAAAACAATGAACGAAAATAGCACAGCTATTACACGTTTTATTTTACAAAAGACAACTATTATACCAGAATAAATACACTATGAATGAAAACCAAGAGCCAAACATGCTAAAAAATAACACTCTAGAACAAAAAGTTCCTGAAAAACACCCCGATGAAAACGGTGGTTTTCATGTTGAAGGGCATATAAAGATTTTTGATCCCCAAACAAAAGAAGTCTTTATTGATAAAAGAAACGCTATTCATTATGAAAATATGAGTGTAGCTATGGTTAATTCTCTGTCAAATCAAGGACAAGGATGGATTTACCAGATGGTTTTTGGTAATGGAGGTACAACTGTTGATCCTACAGGATTAATAAGCTATCTAACACCTAATACTGTTGGAGTGAACACAAGTTTGTATAATCAAACATATGCAAAAGTTGTAGATCAAAATGCAGCAGAAAATTTGGATCCTATAAGAAACAAAATGGAAGTACGTCATATAAGTGGCGCTACATACAGCGACATTATTATTAGCTGTCTATTAGATTACGGCGAACCAGATGGTCAAGAAGCTTTTGATAATAGTCAGGATATGAGCGGTAATTTTGTATTTGATGAATTGGGTTTACGTTCTTACAGCGATAGCGGCACTGGTAAACTTTTAACTCACGTAATTTTTCACCCTGTACAAAAATCATTGAATAGACTACTTCAAATTGATTACACAATTCGTGTACAGAGCTTAACTGGATTTACAGAGGTGTAATTAAATGCCATATATTGTTAATTTTACAGACAAAGAGAATAAAGTACCAATTACGGTATATGATAATACCTCTAATACAGATACTAGTTTAACTTTCCCTGGCCGAAACGTAACTGGCTACGGTCAAACAGTTGCTGAAAACTTTTTAGCACTATTAGAAAATTTTGCCGGACCAAATCAACCAGCGAATCCAGTTGAAGGTCAAATATGGTTTGATACTACGTCTAGAACATTATTGCTCTATGACGGTGTAGATTGGAAAGCGGCCAGCGATATTCAAAAGAGTGTGGTTGCTCCTGGAGTTGAACAAAGCAAAGTTGGAGAACTTTGGGTAGATACTGTCAATCAACAATTGTATGTTTTTTCTGGCACAGACTGGATTTTAGTTGGCCCAAATTTTTCATCTGGAACACAAAGTGGACCCCTAGTTGAAGCTATTGTAGACACTGAGAATAATACACAAACAGTATTATCGTTTTATGTAGACGATGCTCCAATAGCGATTGTCAGTAAAAATAGTTTCACGCCAAAGAATACTATTACTGGTTTTACCAGCATCAAGACAGGCATTAATTTAACCACTAATACAACAGTTGGCCTTGGTGGTTTTGGTCCGAAGTTATACGGTACAGCAACATCAGCAGATAGCCTAAACATTGGCGGCGTATCCATCGACAGTGGCAAGTTCATGCGAACAGACACCGTAAACGTTACTGATTACGGTATTAATATCAGAAATAATTCGGGTATTACAATTGGTGTTGACAGTACTTTTAGTTTTAGCAATAGCACAACTGCTGCTAAAATTTACAATGCATCTGCAGGTTCAAGTTTAGACCTACAGTTAAACACTGACGGTTTGCCAGCAACAATATTAAGAGTAATTGATGGAAAAGTTGGTATACAAAATTTAGCACCAACAGAAGTTTTAGATGTTGTGGGTAATGTCAAAACAACCGGGCAACTTATTGTTACAAACACTACAGCTACAACTAATCTCAGTAACGGTTCTATTAGAACTGCTGGTGGTTTAGCAGTAACAAAAAATGTAATTATTGGCCAAACACTTGATGTTCAGGGTACTACAACAACTAGAAACTTAGAACCAATAGCCAATGAAGTATATGAATTAGGAAGTGCAGTTCGTCGTTGGAAAACTCTACACGTTGACACAGTTATTGCTGAAACAGTTGAAGGTGTTCTAGGTGGAGATATTAGCGGAAATGCTGTAACAGCGACAAGTTTGCAAAATGTTACTTCATTCAATATCACAGGAGACGTAACTTCTACAGCTCCGGTAACATTTAACGGTACTACTGGTGGTTACACAAAAACATTTACTACTAGCTTGTCGTCTTCAATTATCAGCGGCAAAGCTGAACCATCACCAAATAGATCAAAATCAGATGATTACGTTTTAGTCTTTAGGTCAAGCACCAGCGGACTTTTGAAACAATCAAGAGATGTATTTGTAGGCGACTTGGGTGTTCCTATTGGTACAATATTTCCATACGCTGGATCCATAGCACCTTACGGATATTTGCTTTGTGACGGCAGTGAAGTTGAAAGAGCCAAATATGGTTCTTTATACGACATTATAGGAACAACATACAATGGTGCTACTGCACTTACTGGTGTTAACACATTTAGATTACCAGACCTGAGAGGTCGATTTGCTCTTGGCCGTGATAATATGGATAATGGTGGTACTGTACCTAATGTTTTGGGAACATATGTTGATGCTGGCGGCGGAGTTGTTGGAAGGGTTCCTGGAACCGAACCGCAGAATATTGGACAGTCTAGTGGACAGTCTACATCAACTCTAACTGTAAATAATTTACCACAGCACAGTCATAATATGATTGGTAGCGCGGGCGAACAATATCATGCAGTGAAATTAGACACCGCTTTGCCAACCGACTTTGGTGCATTCTTAGATGCCGGACCAACAGCAGCTGGTAGATTTAACTATCTTCCAAACTCTGGAAACATTAATGTTCCATCTGGTACAACATTAAATCAACCTTTCTCTGTAATGAACCCGTATTTGACACTGAACTATATTATAAGATCTGGACCACCAGCGTTCTAATAGGAAATAACAATGGCGTATTCGATTAATAAAACTGATGGAACACTACTAGCTACTGTAGCTGATGGACAGATAGATGATTTATCTACTGACATAACATTAATAGGTAAAAATTACAGTGGCTTTGGCGAAGCATTAAACGAAAATTTTATCAAATTGTTAGAAAATTTTGCCGGAACTAATAGGCCTGAAAGACCTATTAGAGGACAAATTTGGTTTGATAGTTCAGAATTAAAATTAAAAGTATATACTGGCACAGGATTTGTTCCTGTAAGCTCAGCAACTATTTCCAATAGCCAACCTGGAGATCCTGGTGCAGGAGACCTATGGTTTAATAATATTGCCAAACAATTATATTTTTATGACGGTGTAGATTTTATCCTATTAGGACCTGCATATAGTCAAGCACAAGCCTTGAGTGGATTCAAAGTTGAAACGGTATTAGACAACTTAAATTCTAGTCGTGTTATTACTTTATTGTATGATAACGGTGTACTACTTGGTATTTTTTCCAAGGATTCGTTTACCCCTAAAATTCCAATAACAGGTTTTAGTGGCGATATTATTCCCGGATTCAACGCCGGTACGTTGACAGGAATTAAATTTAATGTTACAGCTACAAATGCTGACAAGCTAAACAATGTACTAGCAGCCAGTTATGCAAGACGTGACCAGGCTAATAATTTTAGTCAACCTGTGATTATTACAGATAATTCTGGAATAACAGTTGGTGCTGGTACAGAAGGTGCCTTTAACGTTCTTGGTGGCAATGTAAAAATTTATAACACGGCCTCAAACAAAAATTTCACTATTGGTGTACAAAAGGGTGTGGTGAACGAAAATGCCATTAACATCCTTGCCTCAACTAGAGAAGTTAAAATTTATGATACGTACTTAGACAGCATAACAACAGTTGGTGGCAGTCTTATTATAAATGGAGACTTAACTGTCCAAGGCAATACAACTACAGTCAACACTTCAGTCGTTACTATTGAAGATAAAAATATTGTTTTAGCTAGTCTCGGTGATAGCTCTGCTAATACAGACGAGTATGCCGATGGTGGTGGAATGATACTTAAAGGTGCTAGCGACCACGAATTTACATGGGATCGCGCCGGTACCAAGTGGTATTCAACCGAACATATTGATCTAGCTACTGGTAAGGCTTACAAAATTGATGGAGTCACAGTTTTAACTAAAACAAGCCTAGGACCAACTGTAACAAGTATTCCAGGTGTAACCAGTTTTGGTACTCAGATTCAAATCAATTCTGGACCTGTGATTGCGCCGGCGACCACTCCAACAGAACATTTACGAATTGAGTCTATACAAAATGGAAGTGGAACATATGTTCCAGCAATTACAACTCTTAGTCCTACATATCCTGATCTAAGATTAGCACCAGTTACTGGAGGAAGAGTGTTGCTTGGATATCCGGACGAAGCATCACCTTCTTATCGTAAGGTAGTTGGATTATCAACGACTAACGATATTGCACCATCACAGACTGCTGAATCAGTAAATCTTGGTGCTACTACATTGTCAACATTGGAACAAACTGAAGCTACAAATAAAAGATATGTTACTAATTTGGTTAGAACTAGACCATTGGTATTCAGTTTAGATATTTCAGACTTTTTAACAGACGGAGATATTGGTTTGATTTTAGCAAGCCTAGCTCCAGTAAATGAATACGAAAACGGTACACTAGCAAGAATTTTATGTTCAAGATTAACTAACTCAGAAGCAACGGCTACTACCTCATTAGCAGCACCCGGTACTGCTGAGTTTGTTACACCAACAGGTACATCTTTTGCTATTACCAGTCAAGCAATTAATTCGCCTATAACAGTTCCTGCTCAAACATTAAGTGTGTTCAGAGTAGTTAAAACTTATCAAATAGTAGCCGGTGCTTGGCAATTCATCGCGTAATAGTTAACGGAGCGATTACATGCCATACATAGTAAACAAATATAACGGGGAAGAATTAGTAGTTCTTCAAGATGGTACTTTAGATACAACTACCAGCATAGGTCTGTTAGGAAAAAATTATGTAGGTTACGGTGAAGTACAAAATGAAAATTTTGTCTACCTGATGGAAAACTTTGCAGGTATTAATCCGCCTGCTAAACCTATCTCAGGACAAACCTGGTACGATAGTCAAAATAAAAAACTAAATGCCTACGACGGAACAAATTGGATAGCTGTAGGAGCAGCAGAAACTAGTGAAACTGCTCCAGAAGGCCCTGCTGTCGGTGCATTATGGTTAAAGACCACTACGAAACAATTATATATTTTTACCACAGAGGGATGGACACTAATAGCTCCCGAGGGTGATGACAGGTTTGGTCAAACAAGAATTAGGTCAGTGGTACTACGCGATCTAAGTTTAATAAACCATATTGTTCTCATTGCATACGTCAACGGAATAGCACAGTCTATTATAGCATCCGAAACATTTACTATACATCCTTTAGATTTGATAGCAGGTTTTGATGATCTAGTACCCGGCATCAACATGCGTAACATAAGCTTCTTTGCAGGCAATCTCCAAGGAAATGCAGATACGGCTAGTAGATTAGAAACTCCTAGAACAATTAATGGTGTATTGTTTGATGGAAGCAGTAACATTACAATCACTTCAACAACAACTGGTGTATTGTCTAGAGGAAATTATATTACAGGAAATAATTTCAATGGAAGTTCTAGTACAACTTGGTCAGTTGATGCTACATCAGAAAATATTATAGGTAAAATTGTTGTTAGAGATAGTACAGGAAGTTTTATTGCAGGCGAAATTACAGCAGATGAATTTATAGGACCATTGTCAGGCAATGTAACAGTAAATTACGGTCAAAGTACTTTTGAAAAAATTATTTGTAATAATATTGAAGGATTTACATTCAGCGGAACAGCCGCAAAGGCATTAGAATTAGATCCTGGTCGATATATCAACGAAGTTTATTTTGACGGATCTCAAGACATCACTGTACCTGCACAAGCAGGAACACTAATAGGTAATACACTTTCAGCCAATGTTGTAAATACTTCTATCACATCATTAGGTTTATTGACTAATCTAAGTGTCGCTGACACTGGTATTACAGTTGGTTTATCTGGACAGATTAGAATTTTAGTTGATTCTAATAGACCAACACTTGCTGTTACTAACGGTACAGGTTTTAGAATAAAAATTAATGATGCTAATCAGGCAGGCGGTCAAGCTGATTTTGAGTTTATGTCAAGTGATACCGCTTTATCCTTAGGCGGGGACAATGATCCAGCCTTTGTAGGAGATCAAAGCAGCACATGTAATATTGGGTTACCAACTCGTCCATTTGGTAAAGCATACATTGACACAATGTATGGTACGGCAACAGCCGCACAATATGCTGACCTAGCTGAAAATTATCAAGCCGATGATTACTATGAGCCAGGTACTGTGTTAGAATTTGGTGGAAAAGTAGAAGTTACTCTTGCACAGGACGGAACACGCAGGGTAGCAGGTGTAGTAACATCAAATCCAGCATATCTAATGAATACAAAATTAAGTGGTGAAAATGTAGTTGCTATTGCTCTACAGGGTCGCGTTCCTTGTAAAGTTAGAGGACACATAAGAAAAGGTGATATGTTACAGGCAGCTAGCGGAGGTTATGCTCGCCCAGCACATGAGCCTAAAATAGGCACTATTATTGGTAAAGCTCTTGAAGATTTTGAGGGAATAGAGGGCATTATTGAAGTTGCAGTGGGCAGATTGTAAAAAATAATAGCTGATAAATACTAGAATAAATTTGGAGTGTATTGATGGCATATCAAGTAGACAGATATAATGGAACATTTTTAGTCTCAGTAGAAGACGGTACCATTGATACTA